ACCTTCAGTCACACCGCCTGCACCATCTGCCAGTTCTTCATAAGGTAACCAGATAAAGCCACCCCATTTTTTAGCCACATCACCATCCTGGATCTGCTGGATCGTGTCGCGGTCCCATTTAGTCAGCTCATCATCAACCAGAATCTGTTCAAGGATTTCTGAGTTGTAGATCATGTACAGCGGCAAGTTGTCACACTGGTTTTTACGGAACAAGGCACGTGCTTTGGCAATCTTGGCCTTGTTCATTGGTGTGGCAGATGCTGCAATGGTTTGACCTGCTGGAACTGGTGTAGCTGTGTAACTTTCGCCGTCTGCAGTTTTACGCTGTACCGATGCACCAAGTGATTTATAAATCACACGGTCACGCTGACGATGTTCAGCAGCCAGACACGCCTGCATGTATGGTGAAGTCGGATTTGCTGAAAGCTTCGCTTCATCACGCGGATCGATTGGTACGAATAGGCCGTAATCTTCCATTACTGCTAAACGTGTACCAGCCTCAGGCACGGACCACTTAGTATCAGCAAATCGAGTGGTCATCTTCTCCATTTCCACTGCACCAAGATCATTGACTGTGAAAGATGAGCCTTGAATCTGACCGCGATCATGCGCCAGCACCTGAAGTACTGACTGTGTTTGTTGACATTGAATTTCAAACGCATCGTGAAATTGACGCTTGAATGCGGCGGTAATCATCCCGCCATTTGTAGCCATGTCTTGAGCCATGTTGTACTACCCCTTAATCTGTGTATTGTTTTGCATACCAAGCATCTACACGCTGAGTCACTGATTTATGGTCTGGATGACTTGCATTGCTGAACGCTTCCGACATCATTAATTGTTGAATGGTTTCGCTACCGCTTTGTTGTGTGTTAGAAGGCGGTAAATCTTCCTGAATATGCTTGCCAATTGCCGCAGCCAGCTTTAATGCACCGATAGGTGAATCCAGTTCTTTTGCATCAAAGCCCAAAGCTTCCAGCGCGTTTTTAGCCAGGCCAATATTCGAATTGAACTGCTCACCCCATTCTTGTTGCAGTGCTTCCATCTGGACAGACTGGTGCTGCTCATAGGCTTTAACGACTGCTTCAACCTGCTTATTGGTCATGCCTTCAGCATGAAACGTCTTGAGCACCTCAGCGTTATCAGCCTTGAAAGCGTCAAAAT